CTTTCTAGGAACTGCCCAACTGGACTGGGCCTGCTATTTAACTTCAATTCAACGACGAATCAGAGAACATATCAATGAAAACCTTACCATATCTTTTGACTGCGCCTCACCGTTTGTTGCAACAGCGCACGGACTTGCCTACACAAATCCAATCCATACACCCAAAAAGTGGAGTACTGTTATGGACAAAGCCCCAGATAACAAAGCACTTGCAGGAAGCGACATCCCATTCCCTTTCGAAAGTGAATTTGGTCGCAGATTAACAATGGGCGATGTTTGCTATTATGCTCCCGGTGATCTAAATAAAATCGGCAAGGAAGGTAAAACTTCTTGGGATAGTTTTAGTTATGCGTTATATATGGGTCACAATGTATATTGCCATATTGTTGCGGTACAAAGAGCTAACCAGTTAGCTGATGTCGAACATGCAAGATTTAAGAAAACCTGGAGAGATTGGAAAAAATTAAATGGGAGAGATAGTTCTAACGACGAACCAAGTCCATATGTTCCACGTAACATTCTTTATTTTAATCAATTTTTGGAAGAATTATTTGCTACCAAAACTAAGAATGAAGCATTTGCATTAATCAAAGAAGCTACAACTTTTATTACCAGCCTCGACGGTGCTCGCTTACAAGGCGGACCTGCTCGAAATAAGTTCCATAGTTTATTTGAAGTAGAGGAAGTCACCAGTCCAGATGAAGTTGATACCGAAGATATGGACGACGAAAAGCTAATGGCATTAGAACAACAAGTATTGACAGACAAAGAATAATCAAGTAAACTAAAAGTATGAAAAGAGAATACGATTCAGGTGTTTCTGATAAAGCAACTATGTTTGTAGGTACAGAGGTTGAACACACTCCTGCTTTTGGAATGAAAACTTTATTTGTGGTAGGAGTGCAGGATCAACTTGATGTTCTCAAACAGGCTCAGATCAATGATGTACAACATATTTATTTTGGTGCTAATCAAAGTTTTCCACGATTGGATGTCAACGATTCCATAGGTTGGAGACCTTGGGAAGATATGATTGGCAGACTTTTAGGCATAGGCTATTTGTGTACACTAGATTTAGATGTAGCACAGGTGGAAGGTTTATTAGAAACATCGTTTGTTGAATATCACAATTTTATTCCAATGATTTCGGTTAAATTGCCCTATATACAACAACTAGGTTATAATGCTACAATTAAACTCGACGATAGAGACTTTGAGGCAACCAATCCAGGAGTATGGTGCCATAGTTTACATAATTTAAAAAATAGAGATGTATTTACGCCCTGGTCTAAATACACACAAGATAAGGTAATTAAATGAATCAAGAAACAATTGAAAGAATCAAGGATTCTGCAAAACGACAAATCTGGATTACATTCCGTAAGGAAGGAATCCACTGTTATCCTGCCGCCGCTACAGACCCAGCGTTAAATACCGCAGGAGAATATGATGTGTCGTTCCTTGCTAGTCCTCATCGCCATATATTTCATTTCAGGGTGTCAATCGATGTGTTCCACGATGATAGAGACATCGAATTCATCCAGTTCAAACGCTGGTGTGAATCATTGTATAATGGTTCAAGTTCCGTATTAGAGCTTGATTGGAAATCTTGCGAGATGATCGCCGATGACCTTTATCTACAAATTGCCGCACGTTATCCAAATCGTGCAGTAACAATTGAAGTATCCGAGGACGGTGAAAACGGATGCTCAATTGATTATAACCTAACCCGTCCAAGTCAATCAATTGTAATTTAAAAATATTATGTCCCTACCAAATTATATTACCAAGACCCTTCGTATGAAACCAGAAGTGAGCAAGATTTTTGATGATCTTGACAAATGGCTCAACCATTGTCGTATCAATCTTCTTCCTTACAATCCAAAGGACCTTTATAGAAGCGATGCTTATCGAGCATGGCAACGTGAGCAGGATTACTATGCTCGCAAGGCCAAAAAAGAAGCCCGCTACGGACAAGGTGCTCGATGAGAAAACTCTATTACATGGGCCTTGAGCCATACAAGGCAAGATATACATTACAGTTACAAGACTGGAATGAACGTGTCTTTAAACGCCGTGGCATCGATTATGTTTTAGTTCCAGGCGATACTCTTAGTAACGACCAGGCTATTGTAACAGGTCAGGTTTTAGATGCACACGGACGTACATACTTTGGTATGAGCCAGCTTATGAATCTAGTTAAGATGATGAAAGCAGGCGAAGTGACCAACGAAGATGTTATCTATTTTGAAGATATGTTTCAACCGGGCATCGAAAGCTTGCCTTACATTATTAATCAAGTTCCTGATTCTATGCGTCCTCGCATTGCTGTTCGCTGTTTAGCACAAACTATCGATCCAGATGATTTTGTACATGTTTGGGGTATGTCTAAATGGATGTCCACTTATGAGCATATGGTTGATCAGTTTGCTGATATTATATTAGCCAGCAATGAAGAAATGGTTATGCATATGAAAGTTGCAGGCTGGGAAGCTCCAATTTATAATATTAGCGGACTTGCATTTGGCAAAGAAGAAGTACGAAATCGCATTGTTGGAGATTTGAAACCATTTGATCAACGCAAATTCCGTGTAGGTTTTGCGGCAAGATGGGATCAAGAAAAACAACCCGATTTCTTTATGGATTTAGCAGAGATGTGGGCGGAACAACATCCTGAGCAACCTGTAGAATTTGCATTATTCAGCGGTGCTAAACTTAAATCAAATAACGATAGTTATATGGCACGAACTCGTGAACTTGCCGGTAAAGGTATTATTACAATCTACGAAGATTTAGGAAAAAATGATTACTATAATCTTCTCAACGATACTAGGGTACTGTTTAATTGTGCATTGCAAGACTGGGTATCTAATACTGTGTCAGAAGCAGATACGTTAGGCTGTAATGTTCTTTACCCTGCTTATAGAAGTTTTCCTGAAACATTTGCCAATGATCACACTCGGCTGTATGTACCATGGAGCCTAACAGATGCTGTTGATAAATTAAAATCTTTATTGGAAACGCCAAGTGCTAATATTGGTAAAATTTCAGATTGGACCGATGGCACCATTGATCGTATAATTGATATATTAGAAGGCAAAGGCGAATCCTGGTTACGTATGACAACAGATTACAGAAAATATACACATGAGTCTAAATATTGATCTATTAATCGGCGTGGTTGGTGCGTTTTGCTTTTTAGCCGGCTACTCTTATTGTGCCAGTAAACAAAAAAAGCCTGTCACTGACGAAGATCTTCAACGTGATTTGGAATATCATCGAAATCTATCAAATAGTTTAAGACAAGATGTTACTGATCTGCGGCGAAAGAACAACGATCTACTGGAACAAAACTGGCAACTAACAAAGAAAAATAAATGAAAACAATTATTGTAACAGGCGGATGCGGCTACATTGGTAGTCATGTAGCACGAGCATTTAAAAATACAAATAATAAAGTATACATTATTGACAGAGTACAACGCGAGAATACTTTAAAAAACATAGACGGATTTATACAAGTAGATTATGCCAGTATAGATTCTTTAAATTTTATATTAGAAAAAAATCCAGACATTATTGTTCATTGTGCAGGAACTAGTTTAGTAGGCCCTAGTGTAACAGACCCTGCAGATTATTATTCTAATAATGTTAGTAAAACTATTTCTTTACTGAACTTTCTCAAAAATCTTCCTAAAAAACCTGCAATTATTTTTAGCAGTAGTGCCAGTGTTTATGGAGATCCAAACCAAGTTCCAATCACCGAAGATCACTCTGTTGATCCAATAAGCCCGTATGGTAATACAAAATTAATAATTGAAAAATTATTAAAAGATTATAGTAATGCCTACGGAATCAACAGCGTATGTTTTAGATATTTTAATGCCGCGGGCGCATGGCCTGTAGAATCTGACTTAGGTCAACCTTTGGGTGCCACTCATATTGTTGCTAGAGCACTTGAAGCAAGTTTGAAGAATTTACCATTTACGCTTAATGGCAAGGATTTTCCAACTCCAGACGGTACATGTATAAGAGATTATATTCATGTAATGGATTTGGCAACAGCACATCTTAAAGCTGCCGCATACCTTGAATCTAACTCAGGATCTTATATTTTTAATCTTGGTACCAACAAAGGCACAAGCAACCAAACAATAGTTGATTATGTCAAATTGCATTTTGGAATTGAAGATATACATAACGGTCCGAGAAGATCCGGCGATCCTGCAGAACTAGTTGCAGATGCTACCCGAGCAAGGAAAGAATTGACTTGGGTACCAGAACATAGTACAATTGAAAATATAATCAAAGATGCCTATAAATGGTATTGCAACCAACCTCGATATTAATATGAAATTTTTTCTTAATTGGCTCAAGCATCATAATCGTAAACGTATCATTATGGATCGTGAAAACAACGAACCATACTTAGAAAGATATTATCCGTTTTTAAAAAATAGAAAATCTTTTCCCTTTAATATTTTTATACATAAATTTCTTAAATCAGATCCGGATGTTCCACACGATCATCCGTGGTCATATTTTACAATTATCTTATCAGGAGGATATTATGAATGGATTCCAAAAATTAACTCAGTTGGTGAAAAGTGGGGCGAATATCGTGTATGGCGTGGGCCCGGACATTTTCGCTACTGCGGTGCTACTAGCTATCATCGCATTGAGCTGGCTGATGGTATAACTCCGTGGACTGTTTTTATTCCTGGTAAACCTCGACGCGATTGGGGATTTTTAACAGGTTATCACGAAAATACCAAATGGGTCAACAATGAAGAATATCTTAAAGAAAGGACAAGTCATGGATAAAATATTTAATGGACCGGATACAATAGAGGAAAGTTCGGCACCTTGGGACAACGTATACAAAGAAGATTTTCATGTTGCTGTTTATCGTGACAAGTATCCCTGTACACCAGGTCATTTATTATTTGTGCCTAAATATAATTCAATGGGAGTACTCAAAGATGCATTTGAAGACGCAGTCAGAGAAGGCAAGAAAATGGTGGAAGAAGGGCAGTGCGACGCCTTCAATATTGGGCTTAATTATGGCGCATGTGCTGGACAAACTGTCAACTGGCCTCATATCCATCTTATCCTACGCAGAGCAGGCGATGTTGAAGATCCGGTTGGCGGTGTCCGTAACACAATCCCGGGCAAAGGCAACTATCGATCGCCATCGTACAAGCAAGATTAATCAAATGCAGGTTATTACACAACCAATTGCAGGTACTAGGAATCCTTGGATCTATAATAATGGTATTCAAGGCAACACTATCACATTCAACCAAAATAATAAACCTGTGCTAACTATCACTCCCGATGGTGATGTAGAATGGACAGGTAAACCAAGTGAAGCCGCTGATTCCATAATGCAGGTTTTACAACTTAAGATAGAAGATAAGCAAGGCATTACTAAGGCCGCTCGCCGTAGATATTACGCAGTGGCTTGCAAAAATCTTTTAGAAAAAGCAGAAGAAATGGAGTATGAAGAATTCCTTGCTTTTTTAAATCAGCAAGTGTATAATAGAGAACAAACAATAATAATGGATTCATTAAAAGGTGAAGAATGAGCAAAATTAAAATAGCAGAGTTGTTTTACAGCATACAAGGTGAAGGAAGATATATGGGAGTACCTAGTGTGTTCCTTCGAACTTTTGGTTGCAATTTTTCTTGTAAGGGTTTTGGCATGCCACGTGGTAAGTCAAGCACAGAAGCAGATGAACTTGCCGCGGTACATGAATTATACCCTTACCCAACGTATGAAAGTTTGCCTTTAGTTACAACAGGTTGTGACAGTTATGCTTCGTGGCATCCGGACTTTAAACATCTCAGCCCTATGTTAGAAAGCGATGCTATTGTGGAACGTATTATGGAGATATTGCCACACAATGAGTGGCGAGACGAGCATTTGGTTATTACCGGAGGTGAGCCGTTATTAGGTTGGCAACGTGCTTATCCAGATTTACTAAATCACCCTAGGATGCAGAGTCTTAAAGAAATCACATTTGAAACAAATGGTACTCAAAAGCTAACAGAAGAATTTAAAAATTATTTAGATCATTACATAGATGAAAGCTACGGGCGTGAAGTTACATTTTCAGTAAGTGCTAAACTACCAGCAAGTGGCGAGAAGTGGGAAGAAGCTATCTGTCCAGAAATTGTGTGCGAGTATGAAAATTATGGAACAGCGTATTTAAAATTTGTAGTAGCAACAGAGCAAGACATTGCTGATGCAGAGTGTGCAGTAGGCGCATATCGCGCCGCAGGATTTCAAGGTCATGTCTATCTCATGCCTGTAGGCGGAGTGGAAAGTGTTTATACATTAAACGCAAAGAATATAGCACTAGCGGCTATGAAGCGTGGTTTGAGATACAGTGATCGACTTCAAGTTCCGCTTTTTAAGAATCTCTGGGGTACGTAATGCCCATGCCCGAACTTGATGACTTTGATATCATCAACGTTGACAGCATAGGGAATCCTATTTATAGAGATGACCTATTTCGAAAAAAAGCCGAGTGGCGGTTGCGATACCTATGGTGGCCTCGTCGGTGTGACATAAGTGGACGAAGGATGTGGTTGGAATGGGCCTACCAAGGTGTGCTGATTGTTAGAGGTCCAAATTATTTTACCAGATATCACAGCACAGTAGAACACGTAATATGGTTGTTGAAAGGAGAATAAATCAAACATGAATTTATATTATGAAATTAATAATCCTGAACTTATTGAAAAATACGGTCAAAAACATCTTGTAGAATATGATGCTAACATTAGTGTAGTCCTAAACGAGCATACATTTCAACCTGCGGCAAGAACTCGAAAAATGCACCCTTTTAAACACTGCCTTGAACGAGTTTGGGCCGAGTGGGATAATAAAGTTGAATATTTAAAATGGGAATATAATGACTATGTGCCCAATGAGAAATATCCCAGTACTCTCCCGGCAGTAGATTTAAAAGAATTTATGGTTATCAAATTAAGTGCAAAGGAAATATAAAATGAATCTAAATAAAATAGGCAACGTATGATAGTTGAAAAATTACAAGATGCTGTGGTGGAAATTAATGGTATATGGGATTGGATCATTGGTATGATTGCCGGGTGGGGATTAACTTTTACATTAGTAGTGGTAGGGATCGTTTGGGCACATCATAGATTAAATAAATTGTCAAAAAAAATAAAACACTTAGAAAATCAAATAGTAGCCGAGGATCGAGATTTAAGTATTAGATTAAGAAAATTAGAAAAATGAAAGGTTTATTGATATTTTCTTTGAGCATTTTGATTTTTATCACAGGATTGTTTTTATTACTGATAAAAGCAGAATCTAATACTGTGGTAATAAAATACGATTGTCGGCAACTGATAGCAGGGTGGCATCCAGATTTTCCAGCTAATGTAATCGATAAATGTCGCAACAGAGAAAAATAAAAGGAATTTAATATGAAAGAAACTATAAAAAAATTATTCGGTATTGATAAAATAATCGATGCTCGAAACAAGAAGAAAGCTGATTTATTAGCGGCGGCAGAGAAGGAGAAAGCTGATTTATTAGCGGCCGAAGAAGCCGCAAAATATTCTACTATGACTGAAAAAGAACGTGCAACTGCTCAAGGAGAACCTTGGGTAAAAGTATTAGAATTTCATGTTAATAAAGATAATATACGCCATGGCTTTTTTGAATTAGACTGGAACGATTATCATGTTGCTGATTTAAGAAGTTCTGGATATACCGGAGCCACCAATGAAGAAGTAGTTGATCAATGGTTTAGCGAAGTATGCAGAGATGTAGGCGGAGAAGAAGGAATTGATATGTCTCGAAGAGGAAGTGGATTTGTAAAAAGAGCATTACGAGATGATGGCAAAACAGAAATAAGTTGACTTTAGGACTACATTAATTTATAATAAATTATGAATAAAACATACTTATTAGTTGATCTTGCAAATTTATTTTTTAGAGCTCGTCATGTTGTAAGAGGCGATCTTAACGATAAAATTGGAATGAGCTTTGCTACTGTATTAGGCAGTATTAGAAAAGGTTGGAGAGATTTTCAAGCAGATCATGTGGTAATTTGCTTGGAAGGTCGTAGTTGGAGGAAAGATTTTTATGCTCCATATAAGCGACAAAGATCCGATGCTCGCGCCGCGGCTAGTCCTGCAGAGCAAGAAGAAGAACGTGTATTTTGGGAAACGTTTGATGAGTTTAAAGCTTTTATAGCAGAAAAAACTAATTGCACAATTTTACATAATACCAGATTAGAAGCAGATGATCTTATTGCAGGATGGATACAAAATCATCCGGATGACAATCACGTTATTATATCAACTGACGGAGATTTTGCACAATTAATAGCACCAAATGTCAAACAGTATAACGGAGTAATGCAAGTTACTACCACTCATGAAGGTTACTTTGACGAAAAGGGAAAAAGAGTTAAGGACAAGAAATCAGGAGAAGAAAAACCTGCGCCAGATCCAAAATGGTTATTATTTGAAAAATGTATGCGTGGCGATACTTCGGATAATATATTTTCAGCTTTTCCTGGAGTTAGAGTAAAAGGTACAAAAAATAAAGTTGGACTTATGGAAGCTTTTGCTGATAGAGACAGCAAAGGGTACAGTTGGAATAATTTAATGCTACAAAAATGGGTAGATCACGAAGGGGTTGAACATCGTGTATTAGATGATTATACTCGAAATGTGCAACTGTGTGACCTTACTGCTCAACCAGCCGAAATAAAAGATTTAATCAATCAAACAATTAAATCTGCAATAGATGAAAATAAAAGCATAAGTCAAGTGGGTATTAGACTATTAAAGCTATGTGCGGCATATGATTTAGTAAAAATAAGCGAACAAATAGAAAGTTATGCACAACCGTTAAACGCAAGGTACACAATATAATGTCAATAGTAAAAGTATTAGTTCCAGAAAAAGAATGGTTATTAAAAGACAACAATGAAAAAATTGGTAGCGTTTCAAAAATAAGAAAAGGCTATATATTTTTACACAAAGGCCACCAGTTACATTTTAAAAATTTAGAAGAAATTAAATCCCAATTTGGAATAACATTCTGGGAAGAAGGACTTAAAAGTTCTAAAAAAATTGCACAGGATTCTGAAAATTATAGTATATATAACTACCCTTGTTCTACTGAACCGCTTGAACCGGTTTATAATGTCAAAAGAAAATTGCCATTATTTTCCAAAAGTTTAAAAAGCAAAAGTCAATATTGTGCAGGATATTATATTATTAGATTCAAAAAAAATTGGGCTAAAAGTTTTTGTCCTAAATTAATAACTTTAGAAAGATATCCGTATCACGGGCCTTTTAAAACAGAAGCAGAGATGAAAATTTTGTTAAATAAAGTTAATAAACTATGAAACAATTAAACACTCTTCCAATAGAAGATTTCCTTGATAAAACTAGAATAGCGGTTAAAGGAAATCAAAAAATCGTAACTCTTTCAATAAAAGAAGCTGTAGACTTACAAAACAGTCTTAGTGTTGTCATGACCCGACTTGCAGGTGAATTAGATCAAATTGCCAGTACTGCACAGCCTGGAACTTTTGAGGTTAAAATGGACGGCGGTAAATTTTAAAATTTGACATAAATATATGCGTACTAAATAGAGAGCATATAATGTCAAGACCCAAACCAAAAATCTTATTAGAGGCCAATAATAAAAAAAACTACAAAACTGAACAAGTTTTGGAAGCCGAGGCTATTTGGGCCGTATTTTATCAAGATAAACCGATTAATCTTAAAACTAGCAGTTTAATAGCTCAGCAAGCAGGTCCTAAATATAAGAAAATTTCTTTTAGTAATTCCGGACATGCTTATAATTTAGCAGAAAAACTCAACAAAATGTTTAATACTACTGAATTTTCTGTTTATAAGTTAACAACCGGCGAAAAAGTATACCCATAATTAATCACGATTGTTTTTCATTACAATGAATCTAAAAGAAACAATAACTCAAAATGTTTTATCTATAATAGATCCAAATTACACTGAAAAATCTTATCAAACGGCCTTAGCGGCTTGGTGGGCAAATACTCGAAAAAAATCCTCAGGTGGACTGAAATTAACCAAAGAAGGATTTGATGTTTTCTGTCAAGCTGAAATAAAATATTACCCGATTCAATTTGAACACGGGGTTGATATTCCTATGACCAATAGATTAATAATTTGGTTAGATCATTATATAGAGTGTCCTTTTTATCTTACAAAAAAAGAAATTTGTGTTTTTAACGAACGAATGGCTGTACAATTAGTGTTGTTTTCTGGCAATATTTATAAGTTTGGTTTAGCAAAATCTAATTCTCGTTGATTTTTTGAACAAATTAATGTATAATATATATATATTAAAGCAGTTAACATTCAACATTTTTTTAACACACTAAAGGTTATATATGCCAGAACAATTTGTATCAAGTCATCAAGTAGGTCCTAATCAAGCTAAACACGGTATTCGTTCTTGTATTAGAATTCAGCGTCCTTTATTTTTATGGGGACCTCCAGGGATTGGTAAATCAGATATTGTTAAACAAATCGGCGAAGAACAAGGTAGAGAAGTTATCGATGTTCGTTTAAGTTTATGGGAACCTACAGATATCAAAGGTATCCCGTATTATAATTCAGATAAAAAAACTATGGTGTGGGCACCGCCAGCAGAACTACCCACAGATCCAGATTCAACTGCTATTCTTTTCTTAGACGAATTAAATTCGGCGGCTCCTGCTACACAAGCGGCGGCATTTCAATTAGTATTAAATCGTCAGGTAGGTACCTATGTACTTCCAAAAGGTGTTTCAATTATTGCCGCAGGTAATAGAGATTCAGACAAAGGTGTTACTTATCGTATGCCTACTCCGTTAGCCAATCGCTTTGTACATTTAGAATTAAAATCAAATTTTGATGATTATTTAGAGTGGGCTACTCAAAATAGAATTCACGAGCAAGTACTTGGTTATTTGAGTTTTTCTAAGAAACACTTATACGATTTTGATCCAAAATCTCCTTCACGTGCTTTTGCTACTCCACGTTCGTGGTCTTTTGTAAGTGATTTGCTTCAAGATAAAGATTTACCAGAAGATATGCTAACTTACTTGATTGCAGGAACTGTAGGAGAAGGTATAACAACCAGCTTCATGGCACATCGTAAAATTGCAAAACAGATGCCTAATCCAGAAGATATTCTTTCTGGTAAAGTTAAAAAATCCGACATTACTGAAATTTCAGCTATGTACTCATTGGCTGTATCCATGTGTTACGAATTACAAACTGCGTACGAGAATAAAGTTAAAAATTGGGACGAAATGGCTGATAATTTCTTTGCATTTACAATGGATAATTTTTCAACTGAGTTAGTTGTTATGAGTGCAAAAATTGCTCTTTCAAATTACAAGTTACCATTTGATGCTAGCAAACTTAAAAACTTTGATAGATTCCACAACCAATATGGTAAATTTATTGTTTCTGCATTATCATAACTTATGATTGGTACAGGAACTAAAATTTTTCAGGAACACGATTTAAAGATTCATCGCTTGGCTCCGGATGATATAAATTTTACTATTCAAGGTAAATTTACGATTGCTAGAAGAGCAACAATTGAAATCACTAAATCGTGTCCTGCAGGATACCGAGAAATTATTGCCGAATGTTATAATCGAGGCTGGATTGAACCAGTTGCTTATATAACAGATCAAGAATTAATTTTTATAGGTTTATCAAAATAAATGAGCGATTTTGTTGTAACTAAGTTAGATAAAAGACATACTGGACATAAACGGTTTCAATATTATATTTCTCCCGGTTACCAAATGTTTATCACCAATGCTGACAAAGTATTATTCTTTTTAAAATGGAGGAAATGGTGCTGGGAAACATTTGGCCCCGGAATAGAAAGAGATCAACTTCTATATATATCTAAGTATACTACTCATATGGTTGCAACTGATCAACAAATAGAAATACCCAAATGGGCGTGGCACACTCCAGATTTAAGGATTTATTTTAGTAATGACAAAGAGTTAAGTCAGTTTTATTGTTTTTGGGAATTGACAAAACCATAATTATAGTGTATAATAATTATATATACAGCAAATAGGAACTACAAATGACAACATCAATTATTATAGGTAATAACGATAAACCAAAAAAATCTCGTACATTTACCGATGACCAGAAACATAAAATTGTAGAAAAATTAGTTACAGCACGAGTAGGATTGTTATTACGTCATCCATTTTTTGGAAACTTGGCTACTCGATTAGAACTAGTTGATGCCAGTGATTGGTGTCCTACAATAGCAACAGATGGTAGAAAATTTTATTATTCAAATGAATTTGTAAACAAATTAACTCCTAAACAAGCCGAGTTTGGCTTTGCACATGAAGTATTACATAATGTATTTGATCATATGGGTCGTAGAGGAGATCGCGATCCAGAATTATCAAACATTGCCGCCGATTATGCTGTTAACCAAATTCTTAAAGATGATAAAATTGGTGAAGTTCCTAGTTTTATTAAAATCTTTCAGGACAATAAATATCGAGGTTGGAGTTACGAACAGATTTATGAAGAATTAAAAAAGAACGTTATTAAAATTAACCCTAGTGAGTTAGGTGAATTGTTAGATGAGCACTTAGATGGTGATAGTGATGGTAGCGGTGATGGTAGCGGAGACAGTAATGACGATGGTACCGAGAGTAAATCAGGTCGTCCAAAATTAACTGACGAAGAAAAGAAAAAAATCCGCGAAGAAATTAAAGAAGCTGTTATCGCGGCGGCACAGTCTGCTCCTCCTGGATCAATTCCTGGACAAATTCGTCGTATGATTTCCGATCTTACTGATCCAAAAATGGATTGGAGAGAATTAATACGTATGAACATTCAAAGTATTTTTAAAAATGATTTTAGTTTTGCTCGTCCAAATCGCAGAAGCCAACATTCTGGTGCAATTCTTCCCGGGCTGGTAAATGATCAAGCTATTGATGTAGCGTTGGCAATCGACTTAAGTGGTTCTATTAGTGATCGACAAGCTAAAGACTTTATATCGGAAGTTAAAGGCATTATGGACGAATACGAATGTTTTAATTTAAAACTTTGGTGCTTTGATACAAGCGTTTATAATTTTAAAGAATTTGATCAATATACTTCTGATGAAATTTATGATTACAAATTGATAGGCGGTGGTGGTACAGATTTTATGGCCAATTGGAGATTTATGAACAAAAATGATATTGTTCCTAAAAAATTCATTATGTTTACCGATGGAGAACCTGGCAATAAGTGGGGAGATGAGGACTATTGCGATACACTGTTTATTATTCACGGCAATGAAAAAATTGTTCCGCCATTTGGACAAGTAGCATATTACAAATAGTTCTTGTGATCAATATTTTAATATGCTATTATATAAGCATATAAATAAGTAGGTAGTTAAATAATGCCATTAGTTAGAGAAGAGTTGAATCCTTTAAGCGTTTTAGGAATAAGAAAATTATCTTTTATTCCGCAACATTTTAAAAAAATTAAACTCGGTTATTGGGACGCAGACTTAACGCTTCTTGATAATTGGATTAATTTTAATTTAAGTAGTAGGTATGCAATTATTCGAACTTTAAAGGTAAACCAAGATAATAAAATTATCGACGTTATCGAAATTGGCTTAGAGGATCCTAAAGAAGTTACCATGCTAACTTTAGGTTGCTCATATTTATATAATAATAATTAAAAGGAAAATATTAAATGGAAAACCAAAACACAGTAGAACAAACTAACGACACAACAGTTCAACAACCTCAGTTAACTATTGCCGATTTACAAAATATCAAGCAAATTATTGATGTTGCTGCCAAGCGCGGTGCTTTTAATTCTGCAGAATTTACCGCAGTCGGTATCACTGTTGATCGTCTTAACGCATTTTTAGTTGCAATAACACCACCGGCTGATGCATCAGTTGCTGATTCTACAGAAGAATCTACAGAAGAAAATTCTGGAGAAGAAACAGTAGAAGATGCACCAGTTGCCGAAGAAAGCGATTCTTCAGAAGAACCAACTGCTTAATAAAGGAGACGCACATGAAACATGTGGGAAAAATGAAAAACAATGGAGCAAAGATTCTTGTAGTTTATAGAACACTGCCAGATGATCCATACAATGCTCTTGTAGTCGGTACCCAGGTATTAATGGACAGTTATCACGATTCATTAATGAGTTTGGTGCAAGACGAGGCAGGACAAAATGCCACCGAGTTCGCAGATATACTTGCATCTCGTAGATTTCCAGACGGAAGTGTAATGCTCGAATGGTTACATGTACACGGTTACCTCAAAAAAGTTCCCACTAACATGGTTATCATGACTCCTAATACACAAGCTTCTATTCAATTAGACGAGCTTAATGTATTAATTGCTGAGCAAAAAGGAATTTCTGTTGATGATTTAGCTATTACCGACGGAACAACTCCAAATAAAAAATCTCCTAAACCTGATTCAGTAAAAACAACTAGTCAAAGTGTTTTGGGAGAAGTTGATCCAAGCAATATGTCGCCTGCAGAAATGCGTTCACGTGCCGATGCTTTGTTTAAACAAGCACAGACATTACGTAAACAAGCAGACGAGATCGATCCTCCAAAAAGAAAAACCAAGACTGTTAAAGTCGAAGCCGAGTAGTAAGTAGTTTAATATTATCCAAAGTTAGGGCCCTGTGCCCTAACTCCTCCAATACATGAAAATTATAAATCAATCCGAACAAACATATCTAAACGCATTAAAAGAAATTTTAACAAACGGTGAAGATCGCCCAGATCGAACTGGCATAGGTACAAAAAGCATATTTGGTTTACAAATGAGATTTGATTTAACAGAAGGGTTTCCTGCTGTTACTACTAAAAAATTAGCATGGCGAGCAGTTGTAAGCGAGCTATTATGGTTTATTGAAGGATCAGGTGACGAATATCGATTACGTGAAATATTACACGGTGATAGATATATAGATAAGAAAACCATTTGGACAGACAATGCCACTGCCGACTATTGGGTAAAGAAAAGACTTCAAAGACACCCAGGCGATTTAGGTCGTATCTACGGAGTACAATGGCGCAGATGGCGTAAACCATTGGTTAGAATTAATAAAGTTGTATTACAAAATCACGATCAGTTATTAGATCTGATAGCAGGAATAAAAGAAGATCCTTATAGTCGTAGACACATTATTTCAGCATGGAACCCAGGAGAATTAGATTTAATGGCTCTACCTCCTTGTCATATTATGGCACAGTTCTACGTTAATAATGGAAAATTAAGTTGTCAAATGTATCAAAGAAGTATGGACGTTCCGTTGGGCGGGCCGTTTAATATTGCATCATACGCATTGTTTACTCATATGATAGCACAGGTATGTAATTT